TGCAATTCCACCCACGGAAAAAACACGCGATCAAAGAATCGCATGAAATATTCCAAGAACACCGGAGAATCATTCCGTGCCCCGAAATGAGTATCTGTGATGATGGGTACTTTCACTTCTTCTTTGCCTTCTTCACGGGCTTATTTTTCTTGCCCTTCACTGTCTTGCCCGACTCTTCTTCTGCATCCGGGCTTTTCTTTTCAAAATTCATTATGTCGGTGTCGGTCAGCACCGATGGCTTGTTGTCCGAGCCACCAAGATAGTTTTCACGAAACCACTTTTTGAGAGTGGAGTCGATGTCCGAATTTTCTATCTTCTTCAGTTTGATGTACGCCTGTTTCTTTTCCTTGGATATTCGGCGCAAGAAAGCATAGTAAATGATCTGCGTGAAATATGAAAATGGATTCGTAGACTTCTTCGGATCAAAGTTGTATGCGTACAGCAGACAATTTTCGATACCGTCCGAAATCATCTCATCTCTGTACGGATAGTTGATGAAATTTGGCTTGCGTGATAGCCTGTCTGCGATTGCCATAAAGCACTCACCGATGTAATCCGTTACAGGCGGATGGGGCTTCTCCTCCTTGTCTGCTGCCTTGACAAGTGTTTTCCAAGCCTTCATCTCTTCAAAAAATCGTTTGTTGTCTATGTAGTGGTCGGTCTTTTTCTTGTTCATGTTGATCTCATTTCGAATGGTAACACAGGTTACACGGTCTGTCAAGAACCTTCAGAATGATTTTCTCCCGTACTGCCCGGAAGATAGTCTTTGATGAACGGCGACCAATCGGTTATTCGATTTCCGTAGTCTCGTTCCTTTTGCTGCTCTTCGGTAGGAGCATTCCACTGCTCTTTGGATGACTTTTCTTTGTTTGCTGAAGACTTTTTCTTCTTCTTCTTTGGAGGAGGTGGAGCAAAATAATCAGCCATCTCGCTTTCCATGAAATCCTGAAAACAGTCTCGGAGATAGTCCACTATTCCTGATTGTACCCACTCGTTTACCAAATCACTGGGAATTGATACCGTGAATATCACTCCTCTCTGTGACGCGGACGGAGGCATAGGAAAATGTGGAGGAATGAATGGTGGTTTTGAATTTTCATCTGATGGATTTTTCTTGTCGGCTTCTTCAGCCATAGCAAGCCCCATAGATTCCATCAGAGCGTCTAATTTTTTGAGTTCTTCCTCGGTGGGCATGGGGAGATTGGACATATCATCGTCCAATTCGGGGAGTGGTTCTTTTTTTGCGGGTGGCGGATTTCCCATCTTATCCTGAGCCTCGGTCTGTGTTACATACAGTCTTTCCATGTCCGGATCGGGTGTCAGATCCATGAGGATAAAATCTTTCGGGATATCCACCATGAGTTCTGTAGCACCACCAAGCCAATCCGTAAAATAAATAACACTCTTCTTGATCCCCGTGAAAGGGTCTGCAACAACCGAATAGTTGATTCTCATTGGACGCTCAACGGTGATCTTGCCGCGAGGTTTTGCGGATATCTTGGCAATGATCTCCTCACCGCTACGCAGTTTGAAGACTCGGAGGGATGACTTCTTTTCTCTCATGTCTTCTTGTCTCCTATATCTATCCGAATAACCCTGTAGGTGAATCCCTCGGACTCGTAAATCTTCATGCGCTCGTTCATGTGCCTCATTGTGTGGTTGATCCAAGACTTCCACGAAAGATCGTCACCGATGTCGAACAGCCGTGCAACGCTCTTATGTTCTGATACTCGTAGTTGTCTTCCTATGCTTTGGAGTACCCGTATACGGGACTTGGAAGGGGATGCGAAAAGAATGTTGTTCAGTCTGCGTATGGAAATGCCAGTGCTGAATGTTCCGTAGGAAGCAATGATAACAGCATTCTCTTCCTGTTCAACTATCTTTCTGATTTCTTCACGCTCTCCCGCTTCGGTTCCGCCGTGAACAAAGAATACCTTACGAGAAGAGCCTACGCGCTCTTGCACCAACTTATTTAGCCCTGCTCCATGTCCTTCGACAAATTGAAATAGAACAAGAGTATTGCCCTTCAATTTTTCACACATATCGGCAATGAATGTGTTCCGCCGATCTGATGATATGAGCCATTTGATTTCATCTTGGTACTTTGCTCTCTTTGTTGCTTCTCTCTCTTCCTGTGGATATTGAAGAATGATGCAGTCTATCTTCAAGTCGCTGAGAATCTTCTGTTCCATCAGTTCCTTGGTCTTCGTGACTTCATAGGCTCTTCCGAAAAGCCCTTCAAGCACAAGCCTATGTGTCTGTGTGCCGTCAAGTGTTCCTGTCGTGCCTACGCGGAACGGGCATGTCTTCAGTTTGGTCATTATGGAGGTAAGGGACTTGGCTTTGAACAGGTGCGCCTCATCACCAACCACTGCTCCAAACTGCTCAAAGTACTTTTCCGACTGCTTGAACACGCTCTGCCATGTCGTGACCACAACTCTTTTATCTGTGATCTTGGAAATACCGCCCATTATTTTGTGGCAGTACTTATCCACGCTCCACCCGTTCCCCGTGGAATAGTCCTTGAAATCCGAAACCATTTGCTCCACTAGGGATACCGTTGGAACTATCACTAACACCTTTTTACCCTTTGGCATCTTGTCCAAGTAGTACCGTATCAGGGAATAAATGATAAGGCTTTTTCCGCTTCCGGTGGGTGACAGCAACAAACACCGTTCCTGCTCCATAGCGTGATGCACAGCATTTACTTGGTGTTCATGCGCCTGCGCTTTTTTCCCGCCCACATGTATCTGCAAGAAATCGTCTACGAATTTTTTCACGCCTTCGGGAGTGATTTTGAACTTGTTCTTGGACGGCATGGTGATTGTGTAACCACGCTCTTCCGCAAACCGGGCTATGTAATCGGCTAATCCTGCGTAAATCTGCTGCGTGTGTATGTTGTACAGGCATATCTCTCCGTTCCACATACGGCTTCGATACGCTGGCATGAACTTGTATCCCGGAACCTTGAATGTGAAATAATCGGATAGTTCCTTGGCTATTCCGCGTTCGCAGTTTACGCGGAGCCAAACAGAATCGACTATGCTCACATCTAGGTTTACCATTATTGAACTGCTGTTCTGTTCAGCGTTTCTCCGTGGAATCTAATTGTGCTTTCGGTGTGGATTTCTCCGTCCCACCCTACTACCTGTATTCCGGCATCATTCATCATTTTCAATCCTTCCAAAGTAGACTCCTGCCACTTTGGGGGTGTTCGGTGTACTAGTTTACGAAAAGTCACCACGCGCCGTATTCCGAATTGGATTATTGCCCGAGCGCACTCTGCACACGCCATCCATGTTCCATACATCTGCAATTTGTCGGTGGGCAAACGATTTCCCACAGCCTTGAACAGCACTCGCCGTTCTGCGTGTTCTGTGCAGAAATTCTTTGTGTGTACGCACTTCGGATACCCTTTGTTTGCAATCTGCGGAGGAACCTCGTTCCATCCCACAAGCACTATCCCACCGCCCCAAGAAACAAGAGCAGCAGCAACCTGTGTATTGGGATCGCTGCTGTGCCGGGAAGCCATGTTCCACACATCGGTCAAGTACACGGCATCACGATCCTCGTTCTCCGGATCGTACTGCATGAGGCTGTCCCAATCATTGACCACTTGTGAATTTTCTCCACTCTATGGCGTTACGAATCTTCCAATGGCGAGTATTCAGTTCTTTGACCACCTCTTCAAGCAGGGACACCTTCTCTTTTTGAAAGATGAACTTCTGCGACATCTTGCACAGGTCTTCATCTGAATCCAAGTACAAATCAAGATCGTTTCGCAGAATCTTTAGAGGAAACGGCTCCCACCCACGGGCGGTCAGTTCTTCCTGCGACATCTTGCCTGTGTAGTACTCCCACTTTACACGGATCATGGTATTGTACTCTGCTTCCGCCTTACGCATGGCAAGCCGCTCGTCCATGAGAAAGTTCAAGTACTTGCCGTGCAGTTGTGGAATCTTCAGCGACTCCAAATCAAGAGCCGAATCGTCCAATTCCATGTCGCGCTGTATTTCTTTTCTGATGTCTTCTAGGTTCATGGCGAATCTCCGTTGGAGGAGTATACACTGTCTACAAGACGAGTCAAGAGCAATCAAAGCACTTCTATTTCATAACTCCTGTATTTAAAAGTGCAGTTGGCTACGAAAGGCTCGGGATCCATCACCGCAGAATTAAAGTCTATAGACGAAAGGGTTCGTGGATAGATGTCATAGAAAGTCACATTCAATTTTGGATTCTTCTTGGAGTTCAGGATGATTAGATTTGCAGTAGACACATGGGTATTCACTGCTCTAAACTCTTCATAATTTTCAACATTGGTGACTGAGCGCATCCAATTGTATATTTCCAGCCAGTTGCCCATATTTTCATCAACCACGAACCCCACCGTCAGTTCATCGAAATCAAGTTTAGACGGTCTTGAAATCTGAACAAATGGAGTAGGCATAATCACCTCACTCATAGTGATGGTGGGCAAGGAAACACTCTGGCAGAAATACGATACCTTGGGAAGCCGTGCAATGCTGAACCGATAGTAAGTGGGCAGCAGAGGATTCATCTGCTGCGGGTATCGGTCTAGGATTCCCTGTTCAATGTCGGTGAAGTTGTATGGGATTGCCATATGAGTATGTATGCCCAAACGAAAAGGGGGAGAGGTTTCCCTCTCCCCCGATCCGTAAGGTTGAAGCGTCTATTACGAAGCCACGCCGTGGAGGTTGTCCACGCGGAAGATACGGTAATAGAGGTTGCT